ACCGCCACCTTGATTCATTACGAACCGATCACTTGTATTGAAGTAGAACTGAGCCCTACGAGATGATGATCCGTCCCAAGCGTGAAACAAAGCTGCGTCTACGCCTAACTTGCTCCGCTTAACCCATCCACTCCACGTCCAAGTTTTGCGGTTGGAAGCACTCGCCGGAGTCCGATTGAGGTACGCCGAATCGGCTGAGTTGAACCGCAGGCTGCGTTCGATCTGGTAGCCACCTTGCCCAGAGGCACCGATCAGGGCATTGTCATGAAAGTGAGCCATCAGCTATAGTTTCCAGTCCAGACTGCGTGGATGGACGTGCTACTACGAACAATATAATCGATCCGGTCAACAGCGTTAGCAGCTGTACTGAGGATCGGAGCTGTACCACCTGCTGCCCAATCCCAATATGACCCCCAGGTAATGGTGCGGCTACCGGTACCATCTTGAATCACAAACAAAGAACCGCTTTGACCGGCGACTAAGTTTGTTGGGTTAGCAATTGTTCTACTGCTACCAGCAACGTTAAGCGTAATTGTGAAATTATTATTTAACGAAAAATCTGGAGTGACAGTAGCTGCATCAGTGAGTGTCGTGATTGCAGCACGCTGGGCTGCAGTAAAGGTCTGGACGTTTTCAAGAAGCGCCATGGTTTTGGCACTGTTATTCGAGGTGACGCCAATGACACCAGAACTAGCACGGTAGAAACCAGTATCTGTGTCGTCAGAGAAGGTGATACTTGGAACGGCGGCGCTGCCGTCTGGATAAGTACCACCGGCATTGACGTAATCAGCGCCAGCAAGAATTACACCGAAGAAATCTTCCCCGGTATTTGGTGCTGAACTGAAAACAATGTTGCCACCACTCAGTCGGAATCCTTCGGTGCCGGTGTCATCGGGACGTTGAATGACGCCACCAACGGAAATAAGGCACTGTTGAGAGTTTAGCGGTAGAGGTACCGGAGCAACACCATTAACTAAGAGAGCAAAAGAAGTAGTGGAGCCATTAAAAGAACCACTTACATCATCAATATTTTTATACGAAGGATACGCAACCTGAAGGTCTTGACCAATGTAGGGCACGATCTACTCTCTTAACGCTGTTAATTCTTATTCTACAGTGTCACTATTAGGACCAGCCGTAGACGGAGCAGTTGGCCAGATTACAGATTCTGGACCGGATTCTGCAAATGTTTGGGGAAGGTCACGCAGGATCTGACGGTAAGCAGCCCATTGAGCTTGATCGACCGTAGCGCCTGGGGTCATTGTCCAGTCGGAATCTAGGATCAACTGGTCACGCTTGGCGCGAATGGTGTCCCAGGTGACTTCAGTGCCTTCTGCGGGAAGCGGGGTGTTGCCGTCCTCCAGCCAGCGCAGGTAGGCCTGGTAGTCGGTGTTGGCGGGGTCGAAGGGGATGAAGGCGTTGTCGGTGAGGCGAAGGATGGTGTCACCAGCAGTTAGTTGGTAAGTCATAGATCAAAGCTCCGCAGAGACAGCCCAGTTAATTTGAGCACGACTATTTGTAGTGGTTAGCGTATAAGCATACATTCCGCTATCTGTTAATCCGTTTGTGAGAGGAGACCCGCCATTATCAAATAGACCACCAGTGCCAGAGTCTGGACGGTAAAAAGTAACTGACGGAGCGGCACGTTTAGTTACCTTCCACACTACATTTCCAGCAATACTAGAACCACTAGAGCTACCTGCCACAAGAGAAGCTCCTTGGTAGCCGCCGTTGTCTACCGGAACCGTGCCCTGCGCAAATGACTTTTCGTAATACCTCTGACACAAACTTAACTCCTGCCCATAACTCCGCCGTTCAAACGGTGTGGCGACGCTTCCGGCTTCCAGCTGCACGCCCGTGATGTAGAAGGTGGCGCCGTTGGTGGCGACGACAGAGGTAGTTCCTGTTGCTCCATCAAGGTCAACGTTCTGCCACGACCCAGCAGTGCCAAGACGTGTAGATCCAGAACCAATGCAGAAAGTCAGAGCAATCCCGGCTTGATCAGTAGTTTGCCAGGTTCCGGTTGTTTCCCCCGGCATTACAATCGTTTTGTATTCCCAAGTGTTGGCTGAGTTTATGGTATAAGTAAAAACATAAGAGCGCGAGCTGTTGGCATTTCTTAGCGAGCCACTAAAATTGCCGGTTAGCGAACTTCTAACCCAAAATGACAAGGTTGCAGATTGAGCATTGGCGGTGCCCCAAGCAAGATCTGCGCTATTGTATCCTTCAATTCTTTGAGTAATAAAGTTGTAGTCTGTTGACGTAATTGAATACGCGGAAAGAGATGTAACGCCAAGATAGTTTGTAAAACCGGCAGGGGGTGTTACTGAGCCAGCGTTGCGTTGGACAGAAAATTTAGAGTTTTGAGAATACAAAACAGCCCACCTGTCAAGCGTGTAGCCGACTGATCCAGTTGCTGTCACACTCGCCCCAGCATTCCTTTGATCAATCCGCATGTCGCCGTTGATGATGCGGTTAGAAAAAGGACCAACCGTATTAAAAATATTGTCGTTTAACCTTGCGGCATCAACTTCGGTTAAAGCCATAACTTATCCTCCTCAGGGTGTCTGCTCGAGGTAACTAACAGAAATGTCTAACGCTGTAGCTGTATCAGCCCTGGCACGCAGCACATCACTCGATTCCATGATGATCTTACTGCCACTAATGATCTCAAGAGAGGAACCGGCAGGGACCGGAGCGTTGCGAATCAGGTACACATCGTCACCAGTGCTGGTAACCAAATAAATATCAACGTTTGCACTGCTGCCGGTTTTATTAGAAACCAGAACGCTCAGCAGAATGATGGTGGCACTGGCACCTGCAGAGAGAACGTTCGTGGTGGAGTTGCTAACTGCGTCTGTGACCAGGCTGGACTTGGTGTCGATCTTAAAAGTATTGGCCATATCAGCTCAGAGCAACAATAAGAGCGAGGTTTTCAGTTGAGTTAAAGGTACCAGTCACGGTCAAATTGCCTGTGATGGAGACATTCCCTGGAATGGTAACTGCACCAGATGAATCTATTGTAAGCCTAGCAACACCTCCCGTCACCAGTGCAATTTGATCCGCCCCTGGACTAATGATTCCAGTGTTTGGATCAGAAGCAAATTTTAGAGCGCAACTGCTGAGAGAACCCAGAGAAAAAGCAGAGTTAGTGCCGTCTTCGCGGAGAAGGGGATAGCCACCGGCTTGAACAGCATCATGAACAACACAAGTGTGCTTAACAGTATCAACGGTAACTTCACCTATCGCCCCTGTAAATGTGGCTGTTTCAGCCGAAGTACCACGCCGGAATTGTACTTGAGTTGCCATAATCTTATCCTAATGCAATAGCGATTGCAGTGGCAAAGTCCTGCGTAGAAATCGTACCGTTTTCATTTGGTACGGTCATGGTTCGAGTTGTTGCCGTGGAGATGCCCGAACACTCGAATGCCAGCTGCTTCGTGGCATCACCATTATCTTGAACCCGGAAAGCGGAATCAGAGAAGGTTGCTGGTAAGGAGGAGGTGTCCAGAAGGACAGTACCGGATGCGTCTGGGAAAGTAGCCGTACGGTTATCGGTCAGTGTCGCAGTTCGCATCTCAACGACGTAGCCACTGCTCCCACCGGCGCGGCCAACAATTAAGATGCCGTCATTGTTTGCCGCAACGCGGAAGGCTTGACCCGCCGCGTTGGTGAAGGAGTTGGCACCAGTAAAAGCGTTAGCAAGGCCGGCTAGTACAAGTGTTCCATCTGAATCAGGAACCGTCAGTGTTCTGGTTGTTGAACCGCTGATGCTGGCCGCACTAAACGCAATCTGCTTTGTGAGGTCAGTTGTATTGCGGATCCGAAAACCGCTGTCGTTTGTCGTAATGCCAGTGGAAGTAACGGAAGTCAGGCCGGCCAGTGTGGTGGAGCTGCTACCCAGAGCAATGGCGGTTGAACCAACTGTGATCGAGCTGTTCTGTAGTTGACTATTGGGAATATTGCTGGTCCCAAACTCACCCGTTGTGTTGTTGTAGGTCAGGCCAGAACCAGCAGCCACTGAGAGGCTGGTGAGCAGCGCAACGGTACCGGAAGCATTCGGCAATGTAATTGTCTGATCAGCAGTCGGATCAACAACTGTTAAAGATGTTTCAAACGCATCGGCTGTAGATCCCTCAAAAGTAACTGCAGAGAGTGTAGAAGGGAACAGTTTCTCAAGACGAACGCCGCCAGCAGCACCATCAGTGCCCACGCGCACAAAGCTACCGGCCTGTAGAACGTCAGAAACAACTGTCGTAAGGCCGTTAATATCAAAGATTGTGCCACCCAGAGAAACAGAAGAAGTTCCCAAGGTGATCGAGCTATTCGCTAATTGCGAATTGGGAATGGCACTGGTACCAAACTCACCGGTCGTGCTGCTATAAGTTAAACCAGAGCCTACAGCAACACTGAAATGACCACGAACCTCACTTGCTGAGGGTCCGGTATAGGTAATGACGCCGGTGGAATTATCGTAAGCCAGCGAACCATCACCGCCAGAATCTGTAACAGAAATCTGCTGGCGGATGTTAGAAGCAGTTACAACGCTGTAAGTAAATACACCGGTGGAGTTATCATAAGCAAGGCTGCCAAACCCACTGCCACTGTTGGCTGCACTGAGGTGAGCGCGAACTTCACTGGCGGATGGACCGGTATAAGTAATAACACCGGTCGTGTTGTCATACGCTAACGATCCATCACCACCGGAATCAGTGACAGAAATCGATTGGCGTGCCCGGAGTTGGGTGAAGTATTGATTAGTACCTTCTGCAAGATCAGTTGTAGAGTTGCCTGCCAGATCGAGTTTATCCGTCGGAGTATTAACCTCCTGGAATAAACCGCTAACCAGAGCAATTGCCTTTCTAGTTGCCATTTTGTAGCTCTACGTGACTCCCTTAGAACCCCAAGATTGAGCCTTTAGTTACACCCATCCTACCAACAGTACCGTTCACGACAGTTGCACTGGGGGCTCAAGTTGAACGATTAACTCGGTAGCGCTTGCTGCCTCTCCAATTCGTGTTACAAAATGCCCAGCTGTAGAAGGCGGCGTCAAAGCAATTGCACCAGCGCTGGCTGCAGATAGGTAATAAATCTGCCCTGGGGATAAGCCAGTTGCTGGGGCAACGCCAACGATTAAAACGCGGACTAAATCACCAGCTAACTTTGTTGTTTGTGCGACGCCAACAACATTAGCTTTATCAAATGTATCGTTAGCAATAGCTTTACCAACCTTTCCGTCACTAGCCCTAGCGTAAAGAGCTTCACCTTGATTGACGTTTTCAAAAGCAA